TGCTGAATCTGTTCCTTCATAAGAACTGCTTCAGGGTCATCTGACAATGCCATTCTATTATAGAAGATGTGTTGTTTATCAATAAGATTTGTAAACATATCAATATGTTCCAACTTTTCTTCTTTACTCATATAATGAAATCTAAGTGTATTATTATACACTTTATGTTGAAGTTCTGTGATTTCTTTCATTGTTTCTTGAACAATCTCAGAACCAAAAAAATCACTCATTTAAAACCTTACCTTTTAGAATTTTAATATACTTATCAGTATCAATATTTATGAAGGGTGAATACTTTTTAAGTTTGATACTTTCATTTTCCCATACAGGATCTTTGAGTTTTTCATCAAAATGTTTTTGAAATCCAAGAATCTGATTGAGAATGACAAATGTCTCAATACAGATATCTCTAGAAAAGTATTTTTTCACAATCAAAGGATGTTTACCATTAGAACATTTAAAAGCATCATCAAACTTTATTCCATCGAATAGACTTTCTACTTCATTGGAAAATCTATAAGAAAGAGATTGAGTTCTTTGCTGCCAGTTCTTATAGTTGTCTTCACCTTCCTTAATGATTTGTCCAATCCATAAGGACTGTGGGTCTGAGCATTCTATGAAGTTAGAAACAAAGAACTCCTTTATCTCTTGATCATTTCTTTTCCGAGAAAGTCTCTCAAAGAAATATCGATCCTTTCTTTTGTTGAAAGATTCTACTGAAGCACGTGTTTTACCATTATATTTAAAGTAGTCATAATTAGGTCTAGTGAAATGACTCTTGAATGCCAAAAATGTAACGTAAACTTCAAATGGTGTCATTAGATTGGTAACTTTGCCTTTGATGTTCTTTTGATGTAGTTTAACTCAATAGCATTACATTTGATCTTTTCTTTTAATGGTTTCGAAATCAACTTCGGAACTGATAATAGATCCACATTGTTCTCTTCGCAATATTGAACAATAGCATCAATATAGTTCAACTTTGTTTTCTTTACAAGATCTTCTATATCATTTGTAAACTTAGTTGTTGTCAAAAACTTTTTCTCAATTACTTCTTGTAAATTAACTTCCATATTTCTCAGAATAATGCTCCTTAAAATCTTTAATGTATTTGTCTAGTAGTTTAATGTAGTGTGACTTATCACGTTTGTCAAACACCTTTACTTCTCCAGATGGAGTTACCATCAATGTAATCAACTTTTTAATTGGAATGCCTGTCATTTCATAATAGGCACATCCATAAAACATCTCTTGAACGAAGTAGTTTTGAATCCACTTTTCTGGTTTAATCTTATCAGCAGTTTTGAAGTCGATGATTGCTAACTCTCCATCATATTCAGCAATACAGTCCACGCGACCAGCAACTTGAAACTGATGACTGTATAGTGCTCTTTCAATAGCATGAACAGTTCCAATATTATTCAGATATGGTTTAGCATGATGGAACATAAACCAAATCAGCGGATCATAATCATCTTTATTGATTTCTTTATTCTCAAGATAATTTTGGCAAATCTCGTGAAACTTTGTACCACGGGAAGTTGCTCTTTTAGAGATTCTATCTGCTTCTTTTTCCCCAACTCGTTCACGCCATTCTTGAATGACTTTTCTACTTTGAAATGATGTAATAGAAGTAATAGAGGGGTAGACTTTATCAGTGTCAACTGGATAATGCCTAACCCCATCTATGTCCATAGATTCTATATCATCATTACCAATATAATTCACGTGAGAAAACATTAGAACCCTGAGTTGTGTTTTACAGTGAGATATTCTTTAACAAGTCCAGAGCGAACGATATCTTCAATACCAAATTCAACCATATCAAAAGATGGCATCTGCTTCAAGATATTCATAAAATCAAGAACACCACTTTTTTCATTCTGTTTAACCAAATCACTTTGTTTAGTATCACCAGAAAATATGATTCTTGAATGTTCACCAACACGAGTGATTAAAGAATCCAACTCATGGAAATTACAATTCTGGAATTCATCTACGATAATGATAGCATTATCTAAAGTAGTTCCACGAAGGAACGATGTGCTCCAAAACTTAATCGTCTCTTGTTGCTTTAAATTTCCATACAACATTTCAAACGATGGATCATCTGGCAGGTCAAACATGGAACGAACCATGTTCTTGTATGGAATTTGATAAACTGCTTGTTTGTCTTCCTCAGAACCAGGGAGAAATCCAATCTCTCTTGTGGGAACCAGAGAACGAACAATATAAACTTTATCTACATATGTGAATTCACTTAGAACTTCACGTAATGCGAGATACAAAGAGCAAAAGGTTTTACCCGTTCCAGCACAACCATGAATAAAAAGATGCTTACCCTCACCATATGCTTGGAATAACTTCTTTTGGTTTTCAGTCTTCGGTTCTATATTTAGAAGAAAATCGGAATTGATTGGCTTCTTTCGGCGCATTTGTTTTGCCGACATTCCGATTCCGATTGACTCTGCTGTGCTCTTTCTTCTTGACATATTAGTTACTTGTAAGGTTTAACAACTGACCCTGGCATGTTACCAACTCTTCGGAGAACTTCATTCCATCCTCCATCAGTTTTGTTTTGCCAGTCTCCAACTTCTCCACTGTTTAGAAGAGTTGGCAGTTGCTTGATATGTGGATTCTCTGCAAGATATGGTTCTCTATCTGCCATGAGCATCCACTTATCAAAAACCTCACCAGTAACGGTATCTTTAAATACGTAAGTTGGCAATGGTATTACCTCATTAACTTGCTACTATTTATTCAATAATGATCGAATGAGCGTCTTGACACTCAGGACAATCATCATTACGTGTCCAACCAAGTGCTTCAGAAACAGTTGGAAACTGGCAGATGAATACACACTTACAAAGATTTGCTACATCCATATGTTCCTTTTGAGTTCCATTGGCAGTTCTAAGTTCCAAGTAATGTACCCAAGAACGAACACTACCTGTCATATAGATACGAGTAGAAGTTGCTTGAGGAAGCACAGCACGAGCGCATTCCTTGGCAACTCCATTATTCAGCAAAGTGTCATATAGAGTCTTTGCGTGGTGGAAATGTGAACTGATTTGTGTTTGAAGACGAATCTTAGTATCATTATCAAGATCATCAATCGAGTTTTGACGATTCTTGGTATCTTGACGACGAAGATCAGGAATGGGAATTTCCATAGAAAGAAGAGAAGCATCAGCATAACGCTGACTAAACTGCTGGAATGTAAAGGAACGATGACGCAGAATCTGAGTGGCAATAGCAAGACTAGTTTCAATCTCAAGCGTCATATATGCTTGTTCAAACACAGACCAGTGTTGATGCTGAATACAATACTTTAGAAGTCCAGCGTAGTTCGGATTGTTTTGATTATTTGGATTGCTAACACGCGCAACATAAGCCATAGTCTTCTCTGCATCAGGAGTCACAGACACCAGTTTGACAGAAGGAGAGTAGATAACCATAAGTCCTCATTAAAAAACCTCTGGGATTATTATACCCCAGAGGTCTTGGTGATGTCAAGAACTATCTTAGTGGATTGCTCTTATCTCTAAAAATAGATCTGATAATAGGTCTAGTTTTGTCAAATGGTGCCTGTGGTTCTCTTGGTAAGGAACCAGTGTTAGTAGCAACACCTTGCCCACCAACCGTCAATGGACCTTGTGCTGCTGCTGGTTTGGGTGTAGGAGCAGTCGTTGGTCTTGCTGCGAGTCTTGGAGTAGATGCTGTGGTTGGTGCTGTTCTTGCTGGTATTGATGCTGGTCTTGGTGTTGTTCTTGATGCAGAGTCTCTTGCAGCAAGTTGTCTTCTGAGTTCTCTATTTGCTCTTTCAGCAGCATCTCTTGCTCTCATAGCAGGAGTATTTACTGTACCTGGAGCACCTGGAGGATTTGCTTTTGGATTTGGTCCTGTTGGACCCTCAGCGGTCCATCTAACTCCTGCTCTAGAACCAGGAGTTACACGTGTTGTGTTCCCTCTATTTCTAGCATCAACTGCTCTTTGGCGTTCTCTTCTAACGGCATTAAGATCCATCATGCCTTGTTCATTTAAAAATCTTTCATAAAATTCTTCAACCATATCTTCTTCAATGATGTCTGAAGCAATTTCAATAGACTCTTCAATCTCTAATCCATTCTGTAAACAAAACTCAACAATATCATCAAATGCTTGTTCTAGGTATTTTGCTTCTTGATATTCAGGTGTTCCTGCGTTTTCCTTATACCAAGATTCAGTTAAGAAATTTACCGATGCTTGTACAAATTCGTTTGACATTTTTACTACTATAAACTTTATAATATTTATAAAAAAAGGGACTGTTACCAGTCCCTTTCGAATTATTTATTAACGATTACAATAGATGTTTTCAAAGGCATTTGATGCGTAAATAACATCACCTGGAGTTCCTCCAAGAGCAGAGATAACCTTTTCTTGAAGTCCCTTGTTACCACAAGCAAAATAAGCAGTATCAAGAATAGTGTATGCGAGAGGTTCATTGACAAGAGACGAGAGATTAGTACCCATTTCAGAATCAATTTTCTTGACAAAGTTAACTTGATTTTCAGTAATAATCTTTACATTTTGATCATTGGCATTTGCCATCTTAATATTACCAATCAGACCAACACCAGCAACGATAGCGATACCAGCGAGAAGAACTTTGTTCATTGCGTTTCCCAAATCTTTATGTACTTAGTATATCCCATAGAGATGGGAGTGTCAAGCCCATCCTTTGACTTTTTTAAACGGGTTTGAGTGGTCCAAGGGGGTTGGGTCTCTGTGGTGGTTTTGGTGCTGGGCCTTTAGTCACCCCTACTTTTGGTGGTTTTATTCCAGGTCTTGCTGTTGTCCTTGGTGTCGGTGGTCCATACATTCCAGGTCTTGCTGGTTGTGTTATCCCCTGAATCCCAGGTAAGACAGGTCTGGATGGGGGTCTATTTCCTGATCCTGGTCTTGGTGTAGGTTTCGTTGGGGATGTGTTTCTGCTACCAAAATTAATCCCAGGCAAAACAGGTCTAGAACCATTATTGTTTTGGGGGGTATTTGGCAATGCTCTTTGTTGTAAGTTTTTAGGTAATGGTGTTGTGTATGTTGGAGTGAAGGATTTATTTG